GTATTCTTCAGCCTTCTTGAAGAAATCACTAAGTTAGCGTATTCACTTTCCTTTATTGTTTCCAAGGCTGCATTGCTTCGTACACCGGTCGGCACTTTACCTAATATACTTGTAGAAACACCCTGTTCTTCAATAAAACCAGTAAGAAGGTTCATAAAACTAAAGACAAATCCTGGCATATTAGCGATATTAGCCTGTTGGGGTGGTGTAGCCTGGTATTCAATTATTTGTCCGCCAGCGGTATTATTGATATCAAATTGTTCACCTTGTCTTTTAAACCAAGCCCCAGTTACCATCGTGTGAATGTAGCGCTCTAATCTGCTGACGACTAAGTCGAGGGATTTATTAGAGGGAATAAATCTCTCTATCATCGGTACTTGGTAAAGTGGGCCTGGTTCAAATCGGTAATCTACAAATGGGTAATCAGGAAGGTTTACATACTCATCTAAAACATTGACATTACCTTCGACGAAGCCATGGCGGATAACTACATCGCCTTCTTCTCTACCTTGGAGGATTTCTCCACCATTTTTCTGTCTACGTAGTCTTGCAGAATTTTCTCCATTCAGATATTCCTTTATGAAATATTCTTTTTCGATCACACTAGCCACCGCTTCTGGGTTTACCATTCCGCCGTGTCTAGCCTTCATGTAGGATTCTTTTATTTCACTTGAAGCATGGCGATTATCGGGACTTATCTGTTCCACCTTATCCTGATCAAATCGTTCATCAGCCTTAATTTCAGCAATTCTCCTCTTTAATCCCTTTATAATGAAGGGAGAATCGGAAAGTTCCGTAACACTTCCAAGTACATAGACATCAAAGGCATCAAATACCTGGGTTTGGATTTGTTCTTTGACGGCATCTGGCCATATCTGCATATAGCTAATTCCGTGTTTAGCCGCTAGGATTACCATTAAGGCTAACTTCTCAGATATTTCTTGATTTCTAAATTCTTCTTGCACCCAATGGCCAGATAATTTAGCTACTAGTTTAGAGGCTTTGATAGCTTCTTGGTATTCTGGATTCGCCTGCTGCGTCATTTCCCCTGTTTCTGGGTCTGGTGTTAGAATTGGTGGGTAGGCCGCAGCGTTAATCTTTTCTGGATAAATCACCGGTAGAAAATCTTGGCTAAGTAGCAGGTTAGCCATTCCCCGTATCTGCTTACTCGATTTAGGAATTGCCCGAAGGGGATTGTAAATGGTGCTTCGATCAGCAAGATCAACTATTTTGTTCTGTTGCCTACTAAGATATCTAAAATGATAACCATCATCAAAGAAATTGTTATCGTACCAGCGCCTCTCAAAAGATCGTCTGGCGTCTTTAGCTTCAGTCATTAAATTCTGGACAGTCTCACCTATCTGCTCACTGTCTATTTTGTTTGTAGCGTAACTTCCAACTAAACTTCTGGCCATCTTAGCCTACTTCCTTTCCAACTACTTTATCAAAAAATTCTTCATCTGTAAGTTCTGATTCAGGCACAAGATTAGGCTCTGGGGGAATCTCTGGTTGGATTGGTTTAACTTTCTCGGTAAGTTCTAAGTCCCGAAGCTCAGTAGCTGATTTGGCAACCAAAGCGTTAATAAACTTAGCCCTTTCCTTTTGTGCCTGAGTTTCCTTTATTATAAGGAAGGCTAATAATACAACTATTATTCCACCTAAAATCAATTCGGCTATCATTGAATTATCCATCTTGCTTTTAAATACCGTTCAAAGGGATTCGGGATTTGAAATTCCCCAGCTCCATAAATTAGTTTTTCTGGATGCTCAAAGAAATGATACCGCCTTTTAATGAATTTAATTTTAACCGGCACTTCCCCAAACTTGTAGGAAAATCCAGTTTCGGTGAACACCGTATCAGGTAAAGTGTAAGATTTTAATGTGGACATTACTTCTGGAGTGACGTAACGACTCTCAATTCCAAATTCAAGTTCTTTCCCATCAAAATCCACGTTTTCTTTCATCGCTTTGCCAATATCACCTAAAGAAAGGTAACTGGTTTGGGTGAGACAGCGCCACATTAGATCATCCAGATCATATAACGCCCGTAGGATTTGATCCTGGGAAAATTTAATCGAAGTTTGACCATTCCGCAAATTCCCGTGCTTCGGTGGTATCTTCACTTTGGTCGGCTTTAAGTCTGTCATAATGTTGTCCGATGCGGCTTCTTGGCTTAACTATAGACTCTTTATATAATGGTTGCAACTTCCAGACTGCGAGAGCGTTAGCGATAACACAATCATCAAAGTATTCCTCCCCATCAGGTGCGCTATAGTGGGTTACACCAGTTTGGCCTATCGTGTAAGTAAAATCTTCATGTTCTCGGATACTTTGTTCAATTGGAAGCATTTTAATTCTTTGCTGTTGGATGTAAATACTGTGTTTTTCGATCAAATCAGCTTTGGTTCGTTCGGTGAGTTTATATGGTTCTACTGGAACTCCACTTCTAACCAAATCATCATAGATAGGGTCTCCAAGTCCAGTGGCATCTAGAACCACTAAAGCGTGATTGTAATGGTCCGAAAGAGCTTTGATTTTCTTCTTCTGGAATACCCAATCAATTCCCTGGAATCTATCCTGATAGACCTGAGAGTTTGTGGAGGCATCATAAACTGCTAACACGGTAAAATCGTGGTGTTTAGCTAAATCCACCCCAACAACATAAAGTTTGTTTTCATCAGGCTGGATTGGCTTGGCAGTCATAACCTCCTTTAAGCCTCTAAAAACAACTCCTGAGCCTTCCAGAAAGGTACATTCCCATTCTTGCATGTAGGTGTCGTCGCTCATCGTCTCCCTTGATTTAGCAAGTTGAAAAGGATCAATTACACCACTGATGGAAGCTTTCATCAACCAACTCCCCCATTCAATATCCCCTTCTTGGCCTCTTAAATAATGCTTATGCAAGTGATTCTTCCCCCTGGGCGTACCCACAAACCAAGCCCAACCATCATTAGCCCGAAGTACTGGCTCCATGATTGACCACGCTTCGTATTTCATGGTGGCAAACTCATCGTAAACAATTCCAAACGGGTTTGGTCCCCTCAATCCCTCAGGCTCATCCGCACCTTTTAGCTGGATATAGCTACCATTACTTAAATAGATAACCAGTTCCTGTTCATTTCTTTTTGTAATTATCTGAGGGGGAATTATTCTGAATATCATGTTTGGATCACGCCAAACAATGTCTTTAGCGTTAGCGTAGGTTGGTAGAACTATCCAATAAGTACCAACTCGATGAAGTGCTTGACGGACTGTTTCGATTACGGCGGTGGTTGTCTTTCTGGCCTTTCGGTGCCAGATAAGTGTCTTGAAGCGTTGCGGTGATTGAAGCACTGCCCGTTGGTGTGGGTAAAGCTCGTCCCAGACGGGAAAAGGGATTGTCTGTCGTTGTGTTTGGATTTCCAATAACTAAAGAATATCCTTCTAAAAGGAAGAAGTCAAATTAAAAATCAGTCCCACCAAATTCCCTAGCACCTAGTTCCGTTTCCATTATTTGAAACTTTTCTTTGTATTTCTCATAATCTGGATGTTTCTTGTTCCAGGTCAACCAGTCTTTACCTTTATTATATTTATCAACTAGTTTACTTTTAGTTAACAACTTTAATTCTTCTAAGTAGTCTTCTTTGTTACTCACAGGTAACATAGAGCTGACATTTGGTGTTAGAGTCACATCGTTACTTGCGGGTAACACATTACCTGAATGTTCTAATTCATTATGCAGTAACTCGCTAGTAACAACATCCGCTATTTGTTTTTTTATTTCAGGAGTATTTATAATTTGTTCTGCCATTTTAGCCTTAGATTTATCTTTGTTACTTCTAGGTAACACTTTAATTCTACCTTTAGGATATTTATCAGGATTAGCTCTAAAATAGACCATTTTATGCGCTGAAGAACAGAAACGTATTCCTTTTATTTCTTCTCCACAGATTTCACAGGTAATCATGTTACTTCATAGTAACAACATAGTTAGTTACTGTCAAGTAACAAATTACATCTACTTGTTACTCGTTAGTAACATAAGAATTTAGTATCTTGGGTGTATGTGCCTATATTATATAAGGGTATAGGGGTCAATGGACAACCCAATTCCCTACACAACCTAAAGCATTATCAAGATTAAGAATAATTGAATCTAAATGAAGCTAACGCAGGCATGAAGCATCTATGGACACATTGAGGCTAGATCGTGCCTACACGTCGTACAACATACATTGTGCGACGTTACCGAACCTAACTTAGTTGTGTTTAGCCTTGGCTGGGATAGGCTTAGGAGGCGCTGTAGTAGCTTTAGGTGGGAGATAGCCACCAGACATATCTACTTGTATGGTTACAGGTTGTTGTCCTTCATTTATTTGTTTAGACGTTTCTACATAGCCATGATGCGCAGCAAGAATGAACTTAGCAAAGTTAGGATCATATTTACGTTTGATACCATTCTGTACTAACATAAATTCCTGAATAGATTTTACTCTTTCTATTACGTCAGAAAATTTACTATTAAGTTTAATCCATCTATTCAAGGTATCTCTAGTTATTGTTAGTTTTAAACATAACTCAGTTATTTGAGGTAGTTTTTCTTCCTTTTCACATTCCTTGATATACTCTAAAACTAGATCAGGTAAATTAGCCTTATACTTTGTAGGTCTTCCTATTAATCTTTTTGGCATATTTCAATTATACTACCTGTAGTGAGTCATGTCGAACTACTTGTAGTGAGTTTAACCGAACTATCTTCGTAAAGAAATGAAATCTGGTTTATTACAATTCACCATAATACTTATTAATCTTTCTAAGTTTGTATCTTCATTAGGCCAGTATTGATGTATGTTGGGTAAAGTATCTAATATCTTCTTTGCATCCTCTGACCAATGTGAGATTCCATCATGTTCATAGTCTTTGTCTCGTCCCGAAGATACAAGTTTAATGGGTATTCGTTCGTGATTTACGTAGGTTCTAAGTGTTTCAAATGGTCTGTACAATAAAAACGTCGTAATTGAATAAACAAAGGGGATTTTACCTTCTAAAGCTAGTCCACAAGCTATATCCATTCCTGCTTGTTCTGCTGCACCTGGATTCAAGGTTCGATCTGGGAAGTCTTTAAAATGGTTATCGAAAAGGCCGTAGCCTAAATCTAAACAAATTAACCAGATGTCTTTATTTTGTTTCATTTGACTATATAACTCTTTAGCGAATTCTTTTCTCATCTTGTTTGATTATTTTAATTAGTTTTCTGGCTATCAATTCCCTCACTAATACAGGATCGGCAGTTCCTTTGGTTTCTTTCATTACTTGACCAATCAAATAATTAAATGTAGCTTCGGGATTAAATTTCTTCATTTATTGGTTATCTTCTATATCATTCTAGTTGCTTCATTACAATATCGTATTTCTTTTTATCTAAAATAACGTAATGGGCTTCTTGTGGTTCTTTAAGTATAGGCATTAAAAGATCAAAATTAGTTATATATGTTTTAGTTACTTGAGGCATTTCACCTAGGTATGTTTTGTCATAAGCTGAATATTCATCAAAGTTTAAGTAAATTTTTAAATTACTTACATTATTTCGTTTCCATATTCGGTGTGCCTCTGCGCAAGAACCCTCTGCCCACTCACCGTCCGTGGTAAGACAATAAATATCTATATCTGGTCTGGCGATAGCCATACCTAAACTAATTGATAATCCATGCCCTAGAGACCCTGAGCTGACCCAGATACCATTTTCAGTGTCTCTATTAGGATGTACACCATGTTTATCGAATAATTCTTCAGCGTTTCTTCCTTCATATTTTTCTAATACCACGTAGAGGCTTAAACCGCTGTGACCCGCACTTAGAATTACCTTATCTTTAGACTTCTTAATAGAATAAACTTCATCTAATAGGTCAACCATTGTCAAACAACTGCCAAGATGTGATAAACCCTTCTTGTAACTAATTGTAAGTAATCTTTTCTTTAAGTCTTTGTTTAATATCATCGTAGATTTTATTTAATCCTTCTTCTATATGTACAAATTTAGGCAAAGGATTGTCAGATTTCCAGTTCTTCATGTCATAAAATCTTAATTGTTCTAGCCTTGAAATATTAGCTTTTTTTCCAGTTACATGTTCAATCATCACTACAATAGACGAATTACTGATTGGTTTACCGGTACCAATATCAATTATCTTACCTTTAAATTTATCTATTTGTTCAAGTGCCTTCAGATATGTGTCAACTACATCCTTGATCCAGACATAATCGTGGGTAGCCTCAGGTGATAAAGGAATGGGTGTACCAGCTAGGCAACTATCAAATACTTTAGGTATAAAATGCTTTGGACTATCTCCCGGGCCATATACGGTATATGGTCTTGCAATAACTACGGGTAGTTTATTATTTAATCCTGCAAATTCCATTAGTGTTTTTGAGGCTGAATAAGGGGATTGCATCGGCAATGTAACCGAAGAAGTTGAAGTTAAGATAATTCCTTTTACATTTGTTGTTACATTTTTTAATAGTTTTAGCACTCTAATATAGTTTACATTCACTATTTCATTCAAATCATTTTGGTCATAAAAGTTACCGTAGGCAGCGCAGTCAATTATATAATCTACCTGTTCTGAAATATTACCTAAACGATCACCCCGCAGTACCGTATGTCCCAATTGTTCCAACTTGTTGTATAGATGAGAACCCAAAAATCCATGACTTCCGAAGATTATGTATCGTGCCAGTGTTATCTACCCCCTTTCTAACAAAAATTGGTTCATTGTGATATTCACACATAACCGTAAAAGATTCTCCTATTATTCTAGTGACCCCATTATGAAATCTTAAAACCAATAAATCCCCATGAGGATCAATTTCACCTAATACATTTTTACGACCTTGGTGTTCACAGATCGGACAAAGAAGTAAGTTTTTCATTAGCCCAAGTTAGTTTGTCTTTACTTCCAATGTCATAATAATAGTCTTTAGTTTTAAATGCGGTGATTGGTACTCCCTTGTTTATTAAATCTGGAATCAAATCTTCGTGTATAGAATAGGATATATCATGGGGAATATATGAGAGTATTTCTTTGTTAAAAATATATATACCACCACTATGGATTAAATCTTGATGCGTGAATACTGTAGCTTTAGAGTTGGTAGTTCTATGGTGATTTAACATTGCTTGCAGATCAATATTTGATATCGTATCACCATTCCAAACTATAAAAGGATCACTTAGCCAATCTTCCATACTTAACAGAGCGCCAGCGGTACCATAATCCACCGATTGTATTTGGGAAAACCCTATACCTTTCTTTGACCAATACTCTTGAAATTCTGTAGGCTTAAAATACAGTGCTAGAATAATATCTTTAACTTTAGCCCTTTGTAGATGTTCAATTATGTAGTCAATACATCGCTTCCCAGCCACCTGTACCAAAGGCTTCGGGGTTGTCATGTGAAGGCGTTTTCCTCGTCCTCCAGCTAATATTACTGCGACTATATCGTTCATAATATTCTTGTACTTACACCATTCCAGTCAATCTCAAAATCCCACCATTCTAATCCTTCACGCTCCATTCCTTCACGCTCCATTTGATTTATGAATTCTTCTTTTTTATTTGGCTTAACCATAAATATCATAAATCCTCCACCACCACTCCCACATAATTTCCCACCTAAAGCCCCGTGAGATTTACCTTTTTCATAAATTTTATTTATCCAAGGTTCAGTTACACCTTTGTTACTTCGTTGTTTGACTCGCCAGCTTTTATCTAATAAATTACCTACTTTCTCTAAATCTTTATCTGCTATCGCTTTTATTCCTTTGAAAGCAATTTGTTTAAGTTCGTTTAATCTAGTTATTTGATCTTGTGTTAATTGCTTAAATCCTTCTTGAATCGTTGGACTGCTACGATTTCTACCCAAATAAAAAAGTACAATTGACGGATAAATATTATCACCAAAACCTTTCCCAAGTTGAGTAAGCTCAACTGTTTTTTTGGTAAACTCTAATAGATTAACACCACCAAAGGCGGCGGCATATTGGTCTTGTTTGCCGCCAAACAAGCCAATTTTGTTTACTTCAATATCCCAAGCTCGTCCTGCTATCTCACCCTTACCCAGATTTAATCTTTTAGCTTTATTTATAGCTGCTACTGTTGCAACTGCTGTGGCAGCTGAAGCACCGATTCCTGATTCAAGTGGCACATCCGATTCTGATTCAAATCTGACATGAGCAAATCCACCAATACCAAAGTCGGTGAATATTTTGTGCATGAAGTCTTTGTTTCCGTTAAGGGGAACTGTATTTCTAAGGTTTATTCTAAATATATCTTCTTCAGTGGCAATTTTAATGTACTGCCTTAGATTGATTGCCATGTTTATCACTAGTCCACCATATTGATCGGCATAGGTTGGGATGTCACAGCCCCCACCAAACAAACTAATTCGACAAGGTGCTGTAGAAGTCACAATCATACAAAATGATCCTCCACTAACTCAACTATTTGATGCATAAGCTTCAGCTGATAATTTTGTATCTCGCCTACATCTCCTTTGATTCTAGGAAAATCAATAACTTGTATATTTTTTGCTTTAGCTACCTGTATAGCCTGCCAAATATTTGAAGATTTACCACTTGTAGACAAAGTTATTAGTAAATCTCCCTCCTTACCTAATGTTTCTAGTGGTCTTGAAAATATATAGTCAAATCCAAAATCATTACTAATAGCTGTTATACATCCATAATCTGTTAATGCTATAGCTGGTAAAGGTTGTCTTATTTTTTTATATTTCCCTAGAAATTCGTTAGCAAAGTGAGAGGACTGTGTGGCACTTCCACCGTTACCTATTAAGATAAGCTTATTACCTTTTTTGAAAGTATCTATTATCTGTTTGGCTATATCCTTAGCAACCATATAGTTTGCTTTCTATAACTATTTAATTATGGAACTATTGAAGAGAAAAAGTCAAATTATAATAATAACATTTTATTATTTATTTCTTTCGCTGGTTGTAACGGCGGTTCTTTTATTTTAGCGACCAGCTCTAATGTAGGTAACAGCTTTACGACACTATATATGAGATGATTGTTTGGATTTTCTTTTCTTTTTACAACGTGGTGGTATAAATTTGTATCTGAAATTTTTTCAAATGTATGCTTTAAAGGTTTCGATATAATTACTTCATCCAAACCGCCAGCAAACATTGACATTCCAGTAGCATAAGAAGGCATAAAGGCTGATATAGTCGCTTGTATATCTGTATTTTTTCTTAAATAATCTCTAGTCAGTCCAAACATAACACTAGAAGTATTCATTGGTGATCTAGGAAAATTATATAGCCTAGTAAAATCTACTACTTTAGTGTAATCAAATCCTTTAAGAAGAACCGCTTGTCGTTTATAATCTCTATCTATTAACTGAATTCCTAATACTGAAAACGGGATTGCCTCGCCTTTTATATATAGTCCAAAGGCTCGATCTACTCTGGCGCAGTGTATGTAATGAAGAACATTGTGAAGTTCTTTTGCATATTCAGCGTTAACTTCTTTAAATTCTAATTCGATAGCTTTAGAGCCATTCTTAATAGCAAGAATATTCCCATTTGATCGTTCAATAAACCAATCAGATTCATTAAATATTTTATGTTTAGGTTTTAAGATATCTTTCAAAGGTAAAGTAGTGTTGTTTATTCTCAATTTAATGACTTCTGTTTGTTCAGTAATTACTTGATCAATTAACTCGTCAGTGATCTTGTTTTTAGGATAAGTAGTTAAACGAAACAATACTTGATAACGGAGATCATTGATATCCCAAAGAATATCAATATCTATTCTATTCTTCACTTTAATTTTTAAATCATCCATAAAAGAGTCATGTGGCCAGTTATCTAGTGTATATGCTTCAGCAAGCTTAACTTCCCTCACCCACCTCTTTTGAAGTTGGCGCATTTCATAAGGAACCTGAAAAAATCTTTCTACTTCGTTCTTTATCCGTAACCATGATACTTCAGCAAAAGTCACTTGTCTTGGTTTTAAATCGAAATAATTTCGTTTATATGTTGGAAAATACCACAGTGAACAAAGCCAGATACCTTTTTTGTATTTTGATTTGTCGCAGCTTTTTTGCAGTATTCCCTTAGCTCCCTCAACAGTTGTAGAAAATACAATTTTGTTTTTGTAGGCTATAGCTACTGCTTCACGCCAAAACATTTTTCTGTCAGTCAATTCTTTAGCCATTTCTAAAAGTGCATCCATTCGTTCAAAGTCATTTACATTCTTTCCGGCGAACCTTTTAGTTAATAAGGAATTCCAATTCTTTAAAGCTGGTATTTCCATTCCAGCATCGGTAGTAATCACAAAACCATCGTAATTTTTAGAAGCTGCTAAAGCTTTATTTCTAGCTATTTCTTCAAAAGTATTTCCCTTTTCTTTAAGGGAAGATTTATCCAATAAATCAATCTGTTTAAAGTATTTCTTTACTATTAAACTTAGTTTCTTTTGTTTGTGTGAATTGTTTGTAGCGATTAATATTTTATTTGTCATAAATATATTTGTTCAAAATATTAGTTAGTTTCTTTATATTTCTACTTTCATTTTTATTGTCATTCCATATTTTTACATACGTAGAACTATAATGTTTAGCTATCTCTGATGTTATTCTTTCAGATAGGTTTTGATGTAACTCAATTTTGTCTTTTGTCTCAATTAGTTCTTTTCTACTTCTAACGTTAGCTAATCTTCTTTCTAATATTTCTTTAGGTGGAGCGCTAATGTGGACGTAAAGAACCGGACCCAAAGTCTCATCTGATTTAGGGTGAATAACATAATCTTCATTATTGGAAATAACTATATGGGTATTAACCACTATTGGCTGTTTAGAAACTATTATTTGATTTAGTTTTTGAATATCCATAATATGGGAAAGTGATATTCCGTAGTTAATAACATTAGTTAAACCAGAAAGTAGGTGATCTTTCCCACTACAAGATACACCTACTATCAGTGCAATTTTATTCATATATATATTTTACTATAAGCTGTCAAATTTATCAAAAATGTGGGGTTGAGGAATCTTACATGGTTTCTAAATAATTTATAGCTTTATTTAAAATATCCTTTTTCTCTTTGAACATCGCTAGCCCCACATTACAATTACGACACAACAATCCTCTTATTTCATTTGTTTCGTGATTATGATCTATTTGCAATCCGTTATCTTTTTCTAAACAG